CAAAGATATCACCATATTCGCTAGCTTCATCCATGGTAACTACACGATAGCCTTCCATGGCCGCTTGTAGGGCACAGATTGGATCAATTTCAGTTACCCAAACTTGAGCACCAAGTGCTTTAAGACTAGCGGCTGAACCTTTACCTACATCACCGTAACCTGCTACTACTGCTACCTTACCAGCAATCATAACATCTGTAGCACGTTTAATCGAATCGACCAGGCTTTCACGACATCCATATAAGTTGTCGAACTTGCTCTTAGTCACACTATCATTAACATTAATAGCACGTAGTTTAAAACTACCATTATCAATTGCTTCGCGGATCTTATGAATACCTGTGGTTGTTTCTTCACTAACTCCGTAAATACCATCTAATAACTCTGGATAGTTAGTGTGAACATACCATGTTAGGTCATGTCCGTCATCCAACAACATATTAGGCTTCCAGGTAGTGTCACTTGGATTTTTAATAGTCTGCTCGATGCACCACCAGTAGTCATCTTCTGTTTCACCTTTCCAAGCATACACAGGAATACCCATGTCGGCTACTGCGGCCGCGGCATGATCCTGTGTTGAAAAGATATTACAGCTTGACCAACGAACTTCTGCACCTAGATCAACTAGAGTCTTGACCAATACCGCAGTTTGAATAGTCATGTGCAATGACCCTACAATACGTGCACCTTTCAGTGGTTGTTGATAGTAATATTCATCTTTAATTGCCATTAGGCCCGGCATTTCTGTTTCGGCAATGGCAATTTCTTTATGACCCCATGCTGCTAGGCCAATGTCTGCGACTTTATAATCCATTAATTGTCTCCAGTTACTGGTCTATTTTGTGTTTCTCTATTTTTTTGTGCTGTTGCTGGATCACTAAACTTACGTGACTTGTTGGCCACATAGGTAGCTTGTGCATCGATCATAGCCTTACGGAAGATATTCCGTGCTACTGGATCTTGAATATTACCAAGTTTGATCTTGTTCATCTTACCAAACTTGAATGTTGCATTGGTCTTAGCCATGGTACTTCTCCTTTACTTAGTTAATAGATCTTTGGCGCCGTGCTCTTTGAGCCATTTGCCTGTTTGCTTACGAAAGTGCTCTTGAAACAATTTACTTTGTGGAACATCTTTAATTTTTGCTTTTAATTGATCAATGTCTGACAGATAATTCTGTTCGAAATATTCATATGACCCAAAATCAGCACTGCCATTCCAGGTTGATAATACTAGTTGCTTGGTGTTATATTTTTCTTCTGCAGATGCAGACTTCAATGACCCTAACGCAATGTTAATTTCGTTAAGATATTTAACATGCCTAGTATCATCACCTAGCATTTTTTTAAATAACATTTGTTTATCAGTGTTTGCGGTTAATTTATACCAACTGTTTATTGCTGAAGTAGCAATAATTTCTAGTAGATACAAATGTGCTGGCATAAACGTAATCGAATAAGGTAATGCAGTTATGTATTCCACTGTTGGTTCTGTTTTAAATGCTGTCTTATAAAAGTAATATGCTATTGATGTATGCGCACGTTCTTCATCTATCATTTGTTTTATATACTTTTGAAATTCATCATCTTGAAACTCAAGATGATGTTGCAACAATGAATATATCTGCACTACCATATATTCAGCATTTAACCATTTAGATATCAACCATTTGTAATAGTTAATGCTAGAGAGTTTAAATTCAGATTCTGTTAATCTGTCTTTAAGCTCAGACATAGCAGTAACATTGCCCAATTCAAACGGGTCGACTGAATCAATTTCAAAATCTAATTTAACTAAATTTTTAATTGAGTCAAAATAAGTTGCAGAAGAAACTTCCATTATTATCGAATTTTGTTTAGGTACTCTGCGCCAATTTTGCCTTGGTCAATTTCACACAAGGTTTCAACTGCTGGTTTGTTTGGATATTTGACTTTAGATCCATTACGTTCTAGCATAGTGCGTTGGCTAGCAATTTCACGAGCACGAACTGCGGCTGCTAAAATCATATGAAATCTGTTATTACCGAATGGTACTAGACAGTTGTCAATATTATAACGTTCAACGGTGTTGGAAGGTTTTAGTGCCATAGAATACTCCATTTGTGATTGAAATTACAAGTAAGTATAACAGGAAACTACGAAGAAGTCAATGGTTTATTTTAAAAACCAATTTGTGGCATTGCTTGATCCACTGAACCTAGTATCTGCGGCGCATTGATTTGGCTTAATGATGCCATTTCTCTTGCATCGACAATGTATCTAGTTTCTCCAGAATTAGTATCAAACAATAAAATTCCATCGAATCTTGCATAGGCTTTGTAGTTAACAAAGTTTAATACTGCCCAATTTGATTTAATGTCAGTCATACTGCCTTTAGTAAGTGCATTAATCAACGGAGCTTTGTCAGCATCAGGTACGTGTTTGAACAAGGCATCTACAAATATTTTACTCAAGGTCGGAACTACCTTAGGGTCTAATTGTCCGCGTTGTTCTAACCACATTTTTGCAGTAAAACTCTTAGCAGTATAGGTAATACCAACCTTGTCCAATGCTTGCTTAATAGCACCCATATCGTATTCTGCTTCACGTGGGTTTTGTAGTCTACCCCACTTGTTTATTTTACCTTTAAGTTCTACCACGTGCTTACCTACTACTAATAGGTCGCCGCCGCCTGCAGATCTACCAGCAAATTTAATATCAGGACTAAATGCCGCTAGTGCATATTCTCCGGGGCCAACACCTTGTGCTGTTATGTTTCGACAGGTGCTAAGAAATACTGCTTGAGCAAATCGATTGCCTTTAAACCAATGTGCCATACTGCTTTGCTTTGATAATAGTGAGTTAACATCAATGAATCCTTGATGAAACTGATCTAGAAATGCAGACTTTTCTGCATAAGTTCCATTGGTAGTATTAATGATCTGTGCTAGTTTATCTTGAATCATAGTAGCATCTGGATCTGCAGACATCGCACTGGTCATTCTAGCACCAAACTCATCATGTGATAATGTTTGGTATACTCGGTCCAAAAGTTCTCTATTAGCGTGTTGGACCATACCAACTACCTGTTGACGTAATTCCGCATCAGGTAAATCTTCTTTATATTCTTTTAAAAATTCTTTAGCTCTCATACAAGTATTTATCTACGATCTATATCATCTTCGGTACAGCGTGCGCCATATTGTATCTCAACAATACGACAAGGTTCACTGTATGGATTACTCAATTGGTGCCATTCACTGGGATGTATGTAAAAATAATCGTGTCGTGACAAATTTGATGTATGTTTAAGATTAGCCACTTGGCATCGCCCTTCAGTAACTAACCAATATTCTGCACGATGCTGGTGTTTTTGCATACTTAAGCTCTTACCAGGGTCAATAGTTAACTCCTTAACTTTGGCACCAGAAACGTCATGTAATACGCGATAATAGCCCCAATCTCGTTCAGTTTTCGGCGATTTCCACTCCTCTAGGATCCAACTACTACTATTGGCTTTGTTTTCACCCCCGACACCAAACACAAACTCTACATCCGGTTCTGTCATCTCAGGAATATTATCTTTTGTGCGATCACCACCATTGGCAAATATAATCTGACTGTTAGGATACATCGTTTTAACATTGCGGATAGCTTCTCGACTACTACCATCATCGTCATTAAACAATATACAATGACTTACCATTTTAAGGTTTTCAATGATGTTGATACGCTCTGCGCTGGGCATAAACGCACGACCTTTTTTACGAGTTAACCAAGCATCGCTATTAATTCCAACTACCAGCATGTCACCTAATGCCCTTGCGGCTTTAAAATAACTAATATGCCCACTATGTAAGGGATCAAATCCACCTGTTACTAACACAACACGATTAACCATTTTTATAACTCTTTCTTGTAGGTGGTAGTGGTTTGAGTAACTGTTGCTGTGTAGTTGCTGGTTTAGCTTGTGCTATAGTAGTTTCAGCAGATTCAGTTGATTTGTTGACTACTCCAGTAATTGTTGATGGTTCAGTGGGATTCCAGTCCATCTTTTGACTTACATAATCAATAAAGTAAAGCTCTTTGTCCAACCATGTCATGACTATTTCTTCTTGTTTTAAGTATCCATTACTATTGATTGAATTAACAATACTCGGATGCAATAGGTCGCGATCTATTAGATCAAACCATGTGGTTGTTGCTGGATCCATAGGTGCGATCTCGCTTTTATATGCGGCTATGTTAATCCAAGGATCTTGGAATTTCTTAAGCAAATATGCATCTCGACAATCGAATCCGTTAACAGCCAACATATAAATTAAGTTTACAGGCGTATAATGATAATAACATCCGCTGTAACTTCTACTATAATATCTGTTATCCTCAATTCCACTATGTGTTGGGACTGACAGTAACAACATACCGTTTACCGTCATTGCCTGATTCCATTTCTTTAATGTTAATAAAGGATTCACACTATATTGCAGACAATCATATGCCCACATTAGATCTATACTGACCGGAAACGGAAATAACTGATCTGCATCAAAATCTTTACATATTCTATCAACATTTGGTAAATCTGGAAGTCTTGTTAGTTTAGCTGGATCATGATCCACAGCAAAACAATTAAAATTATAAGGTTCTGGCGGATCATCGTAGTTTTCTAAGGTAGCCCACCAATTAACATCAGAACTGTCACCACAGCCCATAATAGCTATGTTTTTTAGACTTTCTAAAAAACTATCGTATTGACGTATAGTTTCTAATATACTTAAACTAGCCAATTGATGAATCCTCCATGCCCGCTGTGCGCAATCGAGTAATGTGCCCTAACATAAAGTTTTTACTTTCTAAGCCTTTCATAATACCCAACCATTTATTACGCAATAACGCTACTTCATTGATAATAGTTTCCATATCAATTACTTCGTCTTCTGCTTCAGCATACTTCTCAGCATCACGACTAGTTAAGGCACGAGCATATCCTTCAAGATACTTTTTGTAATGAACTTGACGAATCTTACGCAATTGTATGTTGAGATAGTTAAGCACCGCTTCAATTTCTTGTAATTGATTAAAGCGTTGCTCTGTAATACCTGGTAAATTGGCTAGATTCTTTTCAATATTACCATGGGTTCCAACTTCGCGTTTAGCCTGTGCTAGTTCGTTTTCATAATAGCTTATGAAGTCAGGAATATTACCTAAGTTGGATACTACCTTATTATACCACATTTTTATTTTTGTAAGTGCAAAACTGTATCGCTTGTTTTGACCTAAACCCTTTACTAAAGAAATTATCAGTGTCATGCAATTGCAAGCAAGGCCAGCAGATAACACTGCCGAACTTCCAATTATGTATTTTATATACAGTCAATTGGTCATGTATCTTTCCGTATTCCTTTCCGTATTCAGTAACAAACGTATTGTATATTACTGTGTTTGTATTCTCAACTAAATTTCTATCATTGTCGACACTAATAGGAATTAACATGGTCATATGAGGAACTTGATCCTCATCGTGCTCATTTAAAAAATTAGGATCCGAATGAATTCCATAAGATGTTCCTATTTCTAAGAAACTGCATGATCCCAGCACAAGATCGTTATCACCAACGATAGATTTAAATTTATCAAACAATAAATTATTCAGTGTATCAAATTGATCACTGCCTTTTATTACTTTTTGGCCATAATTTCTCGGCTGGGTATGCCTTTTACGTAATTCTTTTAATATCAACAATGCCTGATCTATCTCAGATTCAGAATAAACGTTTAGAAATTGCGAAGTTTCTGACAGTTTAATAGTTGTCGTCCTCTTCATCATCGTAGTCAGCTTCTTCAACTGTTTCGCCTAGATATTCTTCAACAGCACGTTTAAGATAGCTATCAGTACCACCCACAGCAATAAGATCGCGCTCTAAAATATTATGA